CGTGTAGGTTCTGGAATTTACAATACAGATGGAGAATTACTTGGTATACTATATGGAGTCGATGTTCAATATGTATATGGCACTCAAATACAAGAAAATATGATTTGGGTTGCACCTATTAAGAATATTAATATTAATACTGCTCTTGATGCTTTTTGCAGAGGTAGTATTCAAGAGTATAAAGCTTGTAAATGAACAATAAATGGAACATATTTTTAACAGAAAAAGAACTAAAAACTGTGGGAATTGTTGTTTGTTTAGATGAACAGCAACGATTCCTTATTATTAGACGTTCCAATATTGATGATAGAGGCGGTAGCTGGACCATACCCGGTGGTCATATAGATGATGAAGATTGTACTATTGAATCTGGGGCTGTTAGAGAGTTATTCGAAGAAACAAATTTAAAATGTGAAATTTGTGATTTAACATATCTTGGCCAACCAAAACCCGAGAAGTTTTATTTTTTAACACAAAAGTGGTCTGGGGATATAAATGTTGACAAACCAAATCCAAAAACTGACAAAATCGAACATGATGATTGGAAATGGTCTACTATTGAAGAAATAAAAGAGATAGAAAATACAGAATTTCCGATCTATTTATTGGAGAAAGCTTTAAAACTTGCAGGATTTGATAAAAATGAGTGATTTATACGGTTCTCTTGATGAAAAAAAGAAAAAACGTAAAAAGGCTGGTTCCGAATCGAGTAAAGAATCTTCACTAAGAGATTGGTTTGGTCGTAAAGGTGCTAAAGGAAAAAAGAAGGGCTGGGTTGATTGTAACGCGCCCGATGGAAAAGGTGGTTATAAATCTTGTGGCCGCTCTGGTGGAGAAAAACGCAAGAAGTATCCTGCTTGCAGACCCACTCCCGGTGCTTGTAAAGAACGAGGCAAGGGCAAATCGTGGGGTAAAAAAGCTAAAAAAAGAAAAAATGAGGAATTATACATGGACTTGGAACAATTAATTCAGGAAGAACTTGAAGCTGTAATTGATGAAAAACGTAAAAAGAAGAAAAAGAAGAAAAAGAAGAAATCTTCCGGCAAAAAAGATGCTTGCTACCACAAGGTAAAATCACGTTATAAGGTATGGCCAAGTGCGTACGCCTCTGGTGCCCTTGTTAAGTGTCGGAAGGTTGGTGCTAAAAACTGGGGTAATTCCAAAAAGGAATCCATTGAAATTGAAGTTCAAAATACTATCCTTGAAGTTTTAAACGAGTCACACACTAAAGAAGATGAAGAAACTTTAAAAAAAATGGCTAAAAAGCTTAGAGGATCATCAAAATTACACGCTGATCAAGCTGAAGAGTTACAAGATATAATAGATCGCTCACCAGATGAAGAATTAGATGAGTCTCATTCCGAAAAAGACGAGAAAACACTTGAAGATATTGCTGGACAGCTTAGAAAAGCCTCTAAAATGCATGCTGGACAAGCAGAGAAAATAGAAAAAATTGTTTCTGACTCTGATGACAGTGAGTTAAAAGAAGCTGACGAGGAGGAAGAAAAAGATGATAAGAAAAAAGTTGACTTGCATGGATTTTCTTCCGAGAAAGAAACAGCCGATTTTGTAAAGAAAAACCCATCGTTTTTTAACGAGGGAATGAATTGTGGTTGCGGAAATGACCCTTGTGATACCTATGGTAAAGACGGTGAGAAAATAATCATAATGGTCAAAGAAGAAATAGAAGCTGCACTTGATGAAAAGAAGAAAAAGAAGAAAAAGAAGAAATCTGCCAAAGATCGTATGAAATGTAACTCTTCAAGGCGAATTCGTAAGGGTGAGCCCGGTTATGGTAAGAAAAAATTCGTTGTTAAGGCTTGTGAGGGCGGCACTGAGAAAATTATTCGCTATGGTGATGCAAATATGGAAATTAAAAAGGATTCTCCAGCCCGTAGAAAGTCTTTTAGAGCCCGTCACAATTGCAAGAACCCCGGGTCTAAATTAAAAGCTCGTTACTGGTCTTGCAAGAAGTGGTAATATGCTTACAGATGAACAAATTTTAGCAAAAACTGCTGATATTTTAGAAAATTTAGAAGAAAAGTTCACTAAATCTGAAAGAGCTAAGCGAAAAAAGAAGTGTGATAACCCAAAAGGGTTCACAATGAAGCAATTTTGCAAAAATCAGAACTCAAGATCTAAAAAAGGCGAACGAAAAAACGAATCTATCCTTCGAGAAGTCACTGAAGATGAAATGCGAGTGCTTGAAGACGTATTGGATGACCTTGATCCAGCTAATTTACCTTTAAATGACCTTTTTAGCGGTAAAATGCGTGTTGTTATACCGTTCCCGACCATTGATCTCTCAACAGAACTTGGAAAGTTCACAGAATTCTTTAGATCTCAAGAATATGAAGTAGATTGGGATAAAGGCATGGTGTATGCAGAGCGTGATCTGCGCACATCCGACGATTTTCTTGATACTTTGATGGGCGGACCCCAACCAAAGAAGAAAACCAAGAAGATTCAGATGAAAATTGGCAAGCTTTTCTCCAAATTGGCTGATTTAAGCCGAAGAAAAGACGAAATATACCAAAAAGTCTACAAACATATGGATGATGTTAACTATAAGCTATCAGATGGTAGGGGTATTGATACACCAAGCCGAGTTACCGGAAAAATGCTAAAAGCAGCGCTCGATGAGAAAGAATATGAGAATTTTAAGAGAATTAACAATCAAATTTACTTATATGTCGTAAATCCGGGAGTTGCGGGGCCTGCCGGCTACAATATGACTGATTTAGCCACTGAATACGGCGAATATTGGAAAAAGAACGCGGGATTTATCAAAAAAGAGATAAATAACATCGATAATGACAAATATTCTATTATTATTACTCGTCATCCTATCGATGTGTTAAGAATGAGCGATTTTGACAATATTACATCATGTCATTCTCCATCAAGCCGCACCAGCGCCTATCAATCTTATTATAAATGCGCTGTAGCCGAGGCTCAGGGCCACGGAGCGGTAGCATATGTGGTGGAAACCGAAGATCTGCTAGCAGCCACTAATACGGGCAATATAGACAGTGCAGAGCAAGAAATTCAAGAAGGTGAGGTATTTTCAGACGATAAGCGTCCATTTAGCGGCGATATTGAACCAATTTCTCGCACACGCATCCGTCATGTTAGATATTATGACACAGATGAACCAAAACGCTATGATGATGGACAGGATGTTGGAATGCCAGAGAAAAGAGTCTATGGTGCAGATATTCCCGGTTTAGCAAATCAAGTTACCAACTGGGCGAGATCAAGTCAAGAAGAAGTCATCCAAAATATGCCGAAAGAAGATGGCAAGATTAATTTAAATAGATTTATGATCTTTGGCGGTTCCTACGAGGACACCGCTAATGCATCGGGTCGTGCAGAACTAATGAGAAAGTTAGTAGATCAACGTGTTAGCGGTAATATGAAACAAAACACAGATACCGAAGATACCCTTGATGCTGATTTAATTGGTGATGTTATTCGTTCCTATGATGGGCAATGTGAAAACATACAGCGTGAATATAATGATCGTATGGCTCAGACATATGTAGATTTTGAAGTGGGTGATGATGGTGCTGATGGTGCTTATATTAAACCTTATGCGGCATTTATTGCGAAATGGCCAATTAATGAGTGGAAAAGACTGCCTAGTAACGCAGAAGAAGTTGTGTGGGACTCTGTTGATGACTTAAATGAAAGATTTGGGACCATATTTGTTCCCTCGAAGCACGATACACCTGTAATTCGTAAGATCCGCGAAGAAATACATCTAACTATTCAAATAAACTTTGAGCATCCTGAAATTGCTGGCGATTCATACTTTTCTTTCCCTGAGCAATTCGAAGAAGCGTGTCAGAAGATTGATAGAAGTTCTTACAGAGTACTTCAAGCGAGAAGGACAAATGGAAGGCGGAGAGTATATGAATCTAGCCGTAGCAATTGAAGATGGTGTTCTTACATCCTATGAATGGGATCTTGAATCTGACGGAGATTACTACGACTCATACGAATCCACCGCAAGATACTCTCACTATTATGATCCCGAAGATTTAGGATTAAGTATGGAAGTGCTTATGCAGATTCTTGATTCTCGCGACTTTAAAATTGAACTGAGAAAACAACTCTTAGATGCGCCAAGAAAAGAGCAGAATACACAATATTACTTACAAATGAACGCCACAACAGTGGAACACGCTGGAGAGGCTAAATATACCGCTATATTCTCGATTAACGCCGATGAGCCCGATATTATGGCTGGATTAT